TCACATTGCTATTGACAAACTCATTGAAGGATTGCTCAGGGTCGGCATCATCCCAGAGTTCGGGAATGTCGAAGATCTCACCTTCGCAATCTTGAATCTCAGACCAGAAGTCGGTGTCGAAGTCCATGTCGGTGTGTGTGGTTGACAAAGGAACAATAAACCAAAAAGGGGAGTGTCACCACCCCCCATTGTGCCAGTTATCAGACCTCCACAAGCAGATCGCTCTTGCGGGCACGGTGGATGTAGGAACCCACAGAACCCTCAGGATCGGCAATCACTTGCTCCAGATCTGCAACAAAGGTGCTAGGATCGGCAGCACGGAAAGTGTACTGCTTATCGTTGCTAGTGAATTGAATGTTCACTTGCTCACCATCCATGCTCAGAGTCGAGATGGCAGTGCTATTGATGTTGAAGTTACGCATGATGTTGTTTGATTTAATTAAGATAGGTCAGATTAGGCACATTGTGTGCCAGGAGGCGAGAGAGAATCGAACTCTCAAGACCCAGTGTGCCACCACCGCCTCATGTATAAGATTATAGATGGGTCTCGACGCTTTGTCAAGACCCTTATGCCAGTTTCTATGCTGTCACATAGTTTGGAATCTCGACGAGTTCCACTGGTTTCCTGTACTCAATCTTGTAGCACTTCCAGTTATCGTCGAGATTGTACAGGTAAGCGTACTCTTCACCACCAAGATTTCCACTCACAAACTCGTCGAAAGAAGTGTGGGCAATGTCTAGTTCTTCACCCCTCTCAGTATAATACAGAGGTTGGGGTTCACGATCATCCTTATACATCAGATAACCTGCGGCATCTGAAATATACTCTCCGTTCTCATCACGAAGAGGGGAAGAATGATTCCAATCTCCACGAGTACGCAGAGAACTGATACCACCACCGTCGATGAGTTCTTGTACATCTTCACGGTTCTGATAGTGTTCTACCAGAATCTTACCATTGCCTTCAGGATATCCATCCCAATGACAGTAGACACTGACCACAGAATGATCAGGAAGTTCGATGCCGATGCGTGAACGGGTTCCCATGATGTTTGGTTGGGTTGACTTGTTTAGTATAGGGCACCAGAGCGGTGTCTGTGTGCCCCGTGGACAGTCCTTAAAGTGTCACAGAAGGTCTTCGTACTCTCCAGACTCCAGAGCGTCTTCCAGAGCGGTTACAAGACCGTCGAAGTCTTCAGACGATGGTAGCACACCGATGAGGATGTCCACAAGGTCTCCGTACTCTTCACGGAGTTCATCCAGGTACTCAGCGCGATTTTCGTAACCGTTGTCAGTGTAGATGGTCATGAGTGGTTCAGGTGTGTTGAACGAGTTCAGTATGGCAGGAATCTGGTGAGAACACAAGACCCAGTGTGCCAGTTGTTCGAGTGTCCCGGTTGGTTGGTTTCGAACTCACTCAATGTACATCAGAACAATGTGAGTTGCTTTTCCCCATGTGCCAGTTGAGGTTTTGGCATAAGAAGGGTCTTTAATCGTTCTAGATGTGATACCGCCTCAGTCCCTGCACAAAAGTCTACGGGCACACCATGATCCGTATTAAAAAATCCATAAGAATCCACAGAACTCTTGTATAGTATTGAGTTATCATAAAAATAAACCCAGTTCTCATCAATAAAAAATTTCAAAACGGATCAAACTCCTTTATGGTAGCATGTACATCCTCATCACCTTCTAGTTCTAGAAGTTCCTTCCAATCCATGTGCTCTATGTCCAGATCTTCATAACACATAAGATCCAGTGTAACCTGTACTAGACGCTTCTGTGTGACCATAAGAACCCTGTGCAATGTGTACTAGATTATATCATGCATAGTGACGATATGCAAGTGATTCGTAATCATGTGAATCTCGTGCATAATCCTCGTCGAGATCTGATGTATACTCGTCGAGATCTGCATGGTCGTTTGTATATGTATAGTCGAGATCGTAGTCGTCGTACATAACTCGTCGAGATTAGGTGAACATTGATAGTATAGCACGATTCTCGACTAGATGCAAGTCTCGTCGAGATCTTATGAGTCTATATAGGTGTTCTCGACTAGATTTTGCGTTTTTATGAGTATTATAGGGCAAATTATAAGATTTGTCAAGACTCGTCGAGGTCTTATGTGGGTCTCACAGTATTTTTGGGGGTGGGGCTTGACAAATTGCGCGTCTTATGCTATGCTCGCCAAACTTGCATAAGAATCTGACATTTATAAGAATTCAAAGGGGATTTATAAGAATTCAAAGGGGATTCATAAGGTTTTCCACACAAATATACCACTTTTCCACAAGTTTTTCCACAACTCTAACCGTAATATAAGCAAATCTTAACAAAAGAGTATACACACAATGCTATAAGTGTTCTTTGCAATACTATAAGAGTATACATACAATACATTAATCGTTCTTTGCAATACACCACATATGGCGCAGGGTATAGTGTATGTCATTATCAACAAAGAAACGGGTCACAAATACCTGAATGCAACGATGCTTCCAATGAACAAGGAATGGCAGAATCACATTCAGGCATCAAACAGAATGTCCAGTCAACTCATACACAGAGCATTTCGTCAATATGGACTACACAAGTTCATGATCAAACAAATTGATGAATGTGATGAAAAGATACTAGAAGATAAAAAAATTTATTGGTTTGAACAATATAAACCAGAATACAATGATCCTTTACCTAAAAAGAAAGTAGAACCTATTGAAGTTAAAGATGAGATTGTAGTTCAAGAAAAGAAACAAACATGGAGACAATTAAAACCAGAAGAAAGATCAACTGGTAAATGTAAAAGCATTCGTATTCAAGGTACACATCTAGAAACTGGTGAAATTAAAGAATGGGAGAATGCAAGAGCAGCATCACTAGAACTGACTGGAGATAAAAAAAGAAATAGCAATGTACTGAACGCCGCGAAGAAAGGAAACACTTATTATGGTTATCGACTCATTTGCTTAGATGAAAAAACTCGCAAGAGACCTGTGAAAGGAGTACATAAAGTCACTCATGTTGAAGTACACTACGAAAGCATTAAAGAAGCAATACGCCAAATGGGTGATGGAAGTGCCGGAACTGGTTTAATCAGAAGTTTGAAGAATCCATACAAATACACCTACAAAGGATTCATGTGGTTTTATGATTGAGATTCTTTTCCCACTTTATATGCTGCCATCAACCATTCCTTCATATTGATTACCCATCCATAATGTACATCATTCATTGCATTTCCTCATTTTGTTTATCTTTGGTAAGTCTTGAGATACTGATACTATTCAAAGATACTCATTGAACATTTATTAATTTGATCTTCAATCAATTTACCACAATAGGGGCAAATTGGAGAAACATCAGAATCAGGTACATAAGTTACAGAAGAGGACAACACTGGTTTTTGATCTACTTCATACTGTTGCAAATACTCATATCCATTCGCAACTGAATTGACATAAAGTTCTCTAAATTCTTCAAGTGAGTCTTTCCAAGTTCTCTTTGCCTTAGGATTTTCTGGATACCAGATATCAAAAATGTTTGCAATCTTAATTGTTTTTACAACAGTATCCATATCAACATCATAATCCTTAGAATAATTCTCAAGATAATAATGCAAATGATTAATATACTTCTTGCGAACGATACTTCCCGTTCCAGTATTCAATCGTACCATTCGTCCAAAGATTTGAATTGGAATTGGGGTGCGAACTTCTTTTGGATCCCGAATACGACAGACAACACATGCGGTAAGGTTATGTACATTAATACCAGATCTTCCGCGATTAATTACAATCAAAAACCTTACGGGATCTTCTGGATTCTGAAGACGATCAAACAGTTCGGTTGATCCTCCCCTTACAGTTTCAGATTGACCTTTCAAGTTGTAGATACTGACTCCCCCACTACTATCTTCAACCATTGTGGCGATCATCTTTTCATCTTCATCACATCCAATGGAAAGAAGATATTCTGAAATAATTTCTCTTACATCATCAATTGCACATCCCCACACACCTCTTCGATCTCCTGCAATGAACAATCCACTCAACTTGGGATTAATATTATTATCATATTGAACTAATTTAAGAAGTTGTTCTTCTCTTGAAAAAATAGTATCAATACTTTCTTCAATTGAATTGCGAACAGAATCTTTACCTCTATTTTTTACATAAGGATATTCTTTCGTAGTATTTACCCACGCCTGAGAAGGAAGAATGTCCTCTAGAGATGCAAGTTCACTACAGATTTCAAACTTATCACTTAAAGACTCATCTCCCTTATGATGCCTGGTTGCGGTGGCAGTAAATCCAATAATGCGAGGGTTGATAGCACCCCATCGCGCAACTTTTTTGAAAGTTTCCGCAGTATATTCACTCGAATATCCAAAAGTTGTAACATATGCATTTGATCCTTCATCACCACATCCAATAAATTGATGCGCCTCTTCAACACACAGTACAGAGTATGGCGCATACTTAAGAAGTCGCTCAAAGTTTACCGTAAAGTAAGTATGAGTACATGAGATACACAGTACTGCATTAGGAATATTTTTCCATGCATGTAAAAAGCTTTCAATTGGATCTGGGGCATATGAGAAAATGTACTCACCATTGAGTTCTTCTACATTTTCGAATGTGCCATCATTCGCAACCTCATTCGTTGGTGACAAACGAAAAATATATTTGAGATCTGAAAATGCTTCTTTTAACACAATTGGCATTTCTTTATCTTGAAAATATGATTTTCCCCCCCCGGTCTGAAGTTGAAAAATCTTAATCTTTGAATTTATAAAATTTTCACTATTTACCAAACTGGTAAAGTCGAATGCAAATTTTTGATATGGAGTTTGAATAGTCATTTGTTGTTTCCTATAAAATGTTTTAACAGTTTTAATTTTTAATGGAAGTATCCAACTTACTGTTTTACCAATAAGCAACACTATTAATTATAACATACTTAACTTATTTTTATACTGATATCAAAAATGAGTTTAGATTGAACTCATGAGTACTCCGCCAGATGAATATTATCAAGAATACAAACCGCAAGTTCAGAAACAAGATCTATGTCTTCGGACTTGATTGTATGAGAGACTGCTTCCGGAATCATCTCCATCATAAAGTCCGCCCAACGCTCATCCTCATAAATGTACTTAATGACTTCTGGAGTCAGTGCAACCGAAAGATTGCGAATTGTCTGATTAGAAAGTGCCATGTTATTTCTTTTTGTGATGTGGGCGGGGATCAGGATCGTAGATACCAATACCAGCACGATCCTCCAGATAGAATAGTACACTGAACATGATCAGCACACCACCGGCAATTGCAAGAGTAATCATGATCATAATTCAGTTTTCCTCAGAGTGAAGAATGTCGATCATTCGTTGGTGAAACTTGTCGGCATCAGTCACACATTCATACGATAATTGTGGATCTTCGATGTCATACTGTTTCATCTCCAGAGTGTGAATCACATCACCCATAAGTTCAGTCAGAGCAAAAACTTTGTCTGCGTCAGTCATTTAAGAGTCCTCAGTGAATTAAGTGAATAAGCAATCCTACATGCCTCAAGTGTGGATTTACACTCTTTACAACAATATAAGAATCCAAATGGAAGATTACGATAAATTTTGTTCTCTTCCACCCGATAATAACCAGGTGCCCTAAGAAGATTATTCAACAAATATCGAATGATTGGCACGATTTAGCGACCATCCCAATAAGAAGTTTTCCATCCATCACGCTCGGCACGGCGGCGGTCAATACGCTCCGCTTCGGCATCATAAAAAGGAACATTACCATTGATGACTACCATGGCAGCATCAAACTTGGCACGAGTGGCAGTACCATCATAGTATGCACCAAAGACTTGTTGTGCTTCTTGATAGGTCATCTCAGTACCCATTCAGAAAGTCGGCAAGTGCATCCTGATACTCTTCTTCAGTATTGAAAGTACGAAGACCAATGGTACAAGGAAAGGTACGCTTCGGAGCACGGGTTTGGCGAATCTCTTGTTCGCTGTAACCCTTCTGAAGCAGGTGCTGAGTGTAAGGATTGGAGGTCATGAGGTGTCTTGTGACTACCCTGTTATTATAAGGGCACACAGGGGCATATTGGAGGGTGTGGTGTGCCAGTTATTGAAGTGTCCTATCTTGGATTGCGAATATCAGTATCTCTGGTACTAAAGTCTCTTGATGCCCCGCGATTTTTTTCAAATCCGTGAGACTTATAAAACTTCGCCAACTTTGCCTTCTTACCTTTATCTGGGTCTTGAGTAAGAGTCATTCTTTTTTTCTGCTTATCCGCATACTTTGTAAGACCTTTCATCACTCTTGTTCCAATTCCTTTTCCTTGCATATTCGGAGGAACAAAGAGTTGATTTACACGCAGATCACCAGATTTCTCATCATGTGAGACATCAACATTTGTTCCAGGATACTTTCTTCCGTATGCCCGATCTATTTTACGAAGAACTTCCTTTGGTGGTCTTGCTTCTTTTGCTTCTGCAATGAACTGAGAGAATGTTTTCATTTTACATCTCCACCTGCCGAACCAATCATATAACGAACACGACCAGTTGGATCAAGACCCTTGACACGCTTTCCAAAAGTTCTTTGATACATCTGCGCTCTTTTTTCCCTACCCAGTTTAGGATCTTCTCCTCTTCTCATGTGTGCCGGACCACCAACTACAATATCACCTTGTTTTGCTCCTGCCTTTTCCAGTTCTTTTGGTAGATTTTTCTGTGCTTTTACAAAGTTTCTACCAACTTTCATTGAATACTTATCCAATTCACCTTTTACACCATAATCATCTCTTCTTGGAATAAAATCGACCATATGAGCTGGTTTTCTAGTATCACCACCTGATGTGACTACGCGACGACGAAACTCTTTCATTTTTCTGGTGATTTCATCTGTAGAAGGTACTCTACGCTGTGTGCGATTGAAAGTTCCTAAAGTTGATGGTGGTCTTGAAACTGGTTGTGGTAGTTTAGTTCCACTTGAAAGTGCCGCTGCTTTTCTTCCAGATGGAATCGTATTAATTTCAGTATCTACCTGAGTATTATGTTTTGGATGAGTGAAACCATCCGGATACTTATCTTTTGGATATGTTGTATGATAGGGTGAAGGTTGTTTAAAATCTACACGGTTTTTAGCACCACCTCCTTTGAATCCTGCTTTTTTTGCAGCGGATCTTGCAATTGTAATGTTACGATCAAGGGGTTTTGCTCCAGATATAACCGTATTACTTTTATCCCATCCTAACATGGATTTGTAACGAGTTTTTGTAGACGGATTATATAATTTTGATTGTGGATTGATTTTTGCCGAAAATCCGATCTTATCACCAACATCTTTCCAGGTTTCTCCTCTTTCGGCGCGAGTCATTGTTGCTCTTGGTTTTGCATTTCTTGCAACCCGTGCTGCTGATGTAACTCTTCTTCCACCATCAGCAGTTCTTGCGACTCTTGATGCTGCTCTAGCGCCTTTAAGTGCTAATCTTGCAAGTGCGCTTTCTTCAAGAAACTCCCGAAATGTTTTCATTCCCATTCTTTTTATCTTTTAGATATTTATGAAATGGATGAGAGTAATTCTTGTTGATATTCTTGAGTCCAGGATTAACTGGAATCAATTTAACATATAATTCACTTGGTTTGTATCCAAAATAAGATTGCAACCACGGACACAACCATACTTTTTCAAACAAAACCATGTCCAAATATGTTGTTCCCTGATCATCTGTAGATTGAAATGAAAGAACCGTGTCAGAATCATCAAAATCTTCAGTGCCTACCTGAACAAGCATCTGATCACCAACAATTGGTGCTCTTTTCATATCAAGTTTAAAATATTCATCCATGACAAGTTCAGTACCATTACATAATGGTTCACCAACGGTGTTCATGTATTCATGGTCAAATGCCCAATCACCAACTTCTGTTTTATATGCAAGAATTTTAAGATCCATATCAATTAAATCGGGTTGCCCAGAGTGAATAAGAATGGTTTTTCATGTGTTCAAGCATTTCATAACGCCGACGAATTTCGGTGTCTTCTGGAAAGTCATAAATGCACGGAATTGCAAGATCCATTCCATCCACAGCATGACAAAGAATAGAGTTCAGAAGATCGTGCTCTTCAAAGGTAAACTCCATTGTCACAGAAGTCTGATCACAATAGTTGGTTTCGTTGAGTTCAGTAACAGATTCCATGAAAATTTCTTTACTTACAAGTGTATTATAGTCAATTGGTTTATTGCGTGGTCAGTTCCTGTGCCACTCAGAAAACTGGCACAACCTCAACATCGGCACATCCCTGAGATTCTACCATATTCTTCCAGAAAAAGGCACTCTCAACATCAAGGAAGACCGCAGATTGTTTACTGAACTGACCCTTTTTCTTGGGTTTGAGGTAGACAACGCTGTATTTCATAATTAGGAAAATGATGAGTACGGAGAGCATTATAGATGATAAATGCGTTGGTTATGAAAATAGAAAGAAACATTATAAGACGAATAAGAGCAATCTGATCCGCTTCTTTGTCAGTCTTACCACTTTTTTCACCTAATGACTTCGCAACAATTTTCCATAGATTACTTTTCTTCTGTTTCATAATCTCCAACAATTTCTATATCTTCCCATTCATGTGAATAAACCAACATGCAAACGGTTCTGAACTTATCTTCATAAGTTTTAACACATACCGTGACATATTCATCGCATACGAATTCGATAATACCAATATGGTTTTTGTACTTAACTTGAATTCCTTCAGCGAAAATTGTCATAGAAAATATGTTTCAATGGAGATTAGGTTAAGAACGCTTCAATTACTGAACTTTGATAATCGTCTTTCAGGGCAAATTTTTGTGCTTTGATTACATTTTCACGAAGTTTATTGTAGTGTTCCGTATATTGATCTCCGTCCTCGGCAACAATCAAATCAAAACATTCATTATCATCTTTTGCGATTACATTCCAGATTCCCCCATATTCACTTTGGGGCCAGACAATAAAATGGTCTACCAAATACAAATACTTCATTAACCTCTTGTGTTTAATAAAGATATAATAGCAAGAAACAATCTACTTGTCAATAGGTCAGTTCTTAAACTGTCCACAATTTGTTTGCAACTACTTTTTCAACTGTTACAGTTTTAATTTCAAATATCTCTGCTATTTCTTGATTTTTATATTGTTTAGAAGAGTGCATTTCTCTAATTTGTTTGACTTTATCCCAATTGAGAATTGCTCTCCCATTTTTTTCTCCGGGAAGACCTTTTCTACTTGTATCTTCTCTAATTTCTCTTTCTTTTTGATATTTCCCAACTTCTTCTTCTGTTCTTGGTATGAGTTTATATCCCTTATGTTTAACCCTTTTTCCAGAAAGAGTTTCGTGTAGATGTCCAGTATTAAGATTATTATCTCTACAATATTTCGATAGATTTTTAATTTGTTTTCTTTCTCCAGTTGGTATTTCTACCAAGTATTCTTTACAAATATATTCTGGTGGTTGACCTCCTCCTGGAGAAATATTATATCCTTTAGTCACTGTTTTATATTCTTTAATCCAATATATTTCTTTTTCATTTAATAGAGAAATGTCACATTCTTCAATGATTCCCCAAATAAATCCATCTTTACCATACTTTTTCAATGCATATTGAAATTTTCCCTTTCTAGTCTTTTTATTAGCATCTGCAAAATGACATGCAATTCTGTTATACAGTAATTTGTGTCTTGTTTGCCCAATATATTTTTTCCCTGTTGGAATACAATGGGCGCAATAAATTTTGCCTTTGGACATAACTGCTTCTTAAATTAGGTGACTTAATATTTATACAAGAAAGGGAGCATTTCTGCTCCCTTTTACTCTATAGTGTCACCTAATTAGAGCAATGTTATTTATTCAGTTAGATGTCGCCACCAAATACTTCATTTCTTTTGTTTAATTACTCCTTTATTTTAGCAGAATGTCGGGAATTGGTCAACTGTCTTTTAATTTCAAACTCAATCGGTAGAAGGTGCGAAACAAAAAAATTTTGATACTCATTACCCTCAATCAGTCCGGCAAGTTCTTCAACTAGTTCTAAAGCACGATAATAGTTCATAGAAACTCCTGAATAAAATAATCGCAAGTCAATTCCAATCGAGCAGCAGTGTCTTCAATAAACTCATCCACCAGTTCGGGAGCATCTTCTTGAAGAATCTGATAGTACTGATACCAAAGTTGAGTGGGCATTTGTTCAGTGAGAATGTCTTGTTTCATAGAGTTTTCAAAGTTCACTTGCAGTCTGGATGATTTTTACCAAGAACTTCACACACTGATGGATATTCGTACATGGCGGAAGAGTTTTTCTTTTCAATTTGAAAGATGCCCCATCCAACAGCAAGTCCGACCACAAAAATAGAAAAATAGTGAATTGGTTTCATGATGAAGTGATTAACAAGTTTAGTATAGCAGATTAATCCCGAACTCTGGGTGTTCGGTGGACACCTTTTAGATTGTCCCCCATTACAATTTTTTGAGATTCCAGTCCAGTAACCTCCAGTCCGCGACCGATCATTTTTATCATCGCCTCCTGTGCAGATTCAAGATTGAAATACACTGCCCACTTTTGTTTTCCCTCATGAATGTATCCCACTTTGTAAAAATCATCCAGCATTCTCATAAAAGATTCTTTTTATATTCGATATACTCACCATAAAGAATTCTCTCATTCCAGTGAGCAAAGATTTCATGAGGTTTCTGCCAGTACTCAAGGTCTTCCACACATTCACCCTTAAAGTGCATTTTCGATGCCTTGAGTTTGAGTTCTCCTCTTACCCACTGAAGCATATGATAAAGTTCATGTAGAAGGACTCGGATATAAGTTTGCTTATCCAAGTGAGTATCCATCTCAATCAGAAAACTTCTTGGGCGATAGGATCCTTCGGCAATATCACAATAACCCAGAGCACATTCACGCTTCAGACCACGATGAAGAACCTCAATCTCAAGTTTATGTTTGGGAAGATGTCTGGACACAAACCAACACACAACATCCTCACAGAGTCTCTTGGAATAACCATATCCCGTGGTGTAAAGATCAATCATCAGAATAAAGAGTTCAGAGTAACATTGCAGAGACGAACACCCCAGTTCATCATAATCATAAAAGAAGAAACAAAAATCAGACGATCAAGATTACTAAGATTCATAATTCAACAGGCGAATGCTAGCCCCCCAATACTTGCACCGAGAGCGGTTGCCCAACCACGATTGTTGCGATTGTTGGGAGTGCTGGTCATAGAGCGTCCAATTGCTCCTCCCAGTGTAGCACCTAAAAGAGTCCGAACGGGATTACAGTTGGGATTCGTTGCTCTTCCATAATAACCATTATTGTATTGGTTAGAAGGGTTCCAATTGCCACCATTCACCTGATTACAAGGAACATTATAGGATTGAGTCTGAACTCCACCTGGATAATAGTTTCCGTACTGGTCATAACCACCCGGAACATAAACTTCCTGATATTGAGTACAGACTCCAAACTGATTCACCTGTTGCGCCTGTGCGGGAACAGAGAGGAGTGTGAGAGGAAGAAGAAGAATGAGTTGTTTCATTGTTCAGCGAGCGTAAAGATAAGAAGATGCCCAGTCTGCATTCTGTAGCAACCACTCCCTCTGTTCAATGATTCTCAGATCATAGCGAACACCTTTAGCGGGAGATTTCCACGATGAAGACTTATAAATTTCTCCAGTCTTCTTATCTACAAATGCATGGCATGAGCGAGAAGGAGAACGACCAGCACCATTATCAATCACCATAATGACCTTATGATACTTGCGACCACTCTCAATAATGAACTCATAATCACACTCACCATTCTTCAGTTTTTTAACACATTCCTGATGATAAGGAACATAAGACTCATCCACAATACCATTATTCTTAATGGCATACTCGTGAGACTTGATGCTGTAGTCAATGAAGTTCTGACGAAGAGCATCACACAGCATCAGAGTCCACTTCGCAACATTCAACTGGATGGTGTTACGGGCGTCCTGAGAGGCAGCATAGTCAGCGAAGGTGGTCGTCATCGGTTTGGTTGCTTATGAGGTTATTATAGGGCATTCAGAGGGGTGTCTGGATGCCCTGTGTGCCAGTTCTCAAGGTGTCACAGGAGGTGGTAGTTTTGGTGCATTCATTTCTACGGTAGTTTTCTGTAGATTGATCATCGCACCATCCAGAAACAAGGCAATGGGACTAAATCCAATCGTTGCGACAATGATACCGAAAACAGTACCAGAAATGAAGTTAATCATTAGGTAAGAGCATCAGAAGTTTTTATTAGTCCGTTTAAACTAACATTATTATATGAGATTTTGTGAAAGTATTTGCAATGTTTGTGCCAGTTCGTCAAGTGTCCTTAGTCATCATACACTCTACATTGGAGAGCATCAGGATTCAATTCACAATAAAGTTCTAGGGGTGTAGGATCGTGAGTGTCTTCTGGATGATTTTCTTTGTAAATCTCAAGTGCCTCTAACTCTTCTGCCGTATGGCGACGCATTTGAGGTGATAGAGTCTGATCATCAAGAATTGCTCTATCTTTTTCAATGTGTTGGTCGATATTGTCCATAAACTTAATAGATTATATGTGATATTTATTTTAGTAATTTGTTGGATTTGTTTGTGGGAACATAGTATTACCTTTTCCTTGTATAGACCTTACAAATAGTTCGGTGAATTTTTCCATTTTTTGTGGGCAAACTTGACTTGGGTTATAATTAATTGCCTTTCTCAAAGCATTCAGTTCGTCCCATTCTTCTTTAGTAAGATAGTCTGTGTTTGTTTTTGAAAGGGTCATCGCTTTTAATTTGAATGTTAGGATTCTAACACAAATCCTTTACTAATATGTAGAAATTTAAGATTCTCTTCCGATTTCTGTGAAATTATATAATGCAATATCAATTTTCAAAATCACTGAAGAACTGTCCGAACATTCCGGAGTCTCCAAACTTACGAGATTCCAGTTTATCCATTAGATTTTCAGTTTTTTCAACAGTTTCGGTTGCCTGTAGAATATCTGCGATTTGTTTACAGACATAACTTTTTTCATTCACGGCAGCATCACGAAGAGCAGCACGAAGATGACTCTGTGCCTCTAACAGTTCTTCTTTAACTTTGGGGGAAAGCATTTTAATCTCCTTCGTTTATTGGGTTTATTAAAGTTTGATAATCCTCATCTGGAAGCATACAGAGGGAACAAGAGGCAATCTCCATTATATCATCCTTTGTAAGTCCGTCAAGAGTCATACAAGGACCATCACCAAAGGCAATGGAGAAACTATAACCATCATCTTCGTTATAACCACCACAGGTTTGGATTTGTTTTTTCATCAGCACTCATCACCACCAAGAGGTTTTGTAACTTTTCGTAGAAGAAAACTACCATCATTTTTATCTACCCATTCAACATCATCTCCTGGTTTAAGATTTGCTGCCTCCAATAGGTCATCAGGGAATGTGATGAAGTATTCTGTTTCATCAGTATCAGAATCTTTTACTTCTTCAACGGGAAGTTGCCACTTGACCACCTTATCTTCTTTTTGTGGAGGAATCCAGAAACCATCAGCAGTCATTTCATATCCTGCTTCTACCATTTCAGTATGAGTCTTATATTCTTCAGGATAATAGTTCTCTTCCCAAAAACTACTCCAGGCGCCCTTACACTCTGGTGTTGTATCGTCCTTATCACAACTACTTACAGTTGAACCAGAATATTGAGAGACATACTCCATATCACTATGACCCCAAGGAGGCATAGAAAGTTCATAGTATTCTTTCTCACGCATTACATCATCATATGCTTCAATATGACCTTTACCATTACCATTCAGAAGAGCAAGAAGTTCATATGCCTGTGATGCCTGATGTTTATAAGTGTAGTAGTTTTCTTCAACAACACCTTTAATCACATCATAGATTTCTTGTGGAGTTGTTTCATCACAAGACATCGAGTCGTGCATCCACTCCTCAAGTTTTGAGAGCGAGTACTTTTTATAATTAAAATCAGAGGTCATTTAGGTGCTCCTTGATTGCTTGTTCAATAATAACTTGGATTTCAGAACTAGTAAGTGAGTTCATCCACGACCACATAGGGTCTTCTTTATCCCAGTTGATTTCGTAAGAACCATCTGTGTTTTGTTTGATGGACAAACTATCAGTCTTCTTTTCTTGGTTTGGGTTTGCTGCACTCATTACATTGATACGAATAGTTGTGTTGAAAGCATTTTACCACTTGAAAATGCTCTGCGTCAAGTTTTTGTTTCTCACCACACTTAGAGCAGACTCTAGTTAGGGGTGTCCCACTCAGACTTTTCTTCTTTTCGGAGTGCCTTAAGTTCCTTATATAAGATTTTGATTTGTTGATATGCCTCTTCAGGTGAGATTTTATCTGCAATCTCAAGTCCTGCAAGAATTCCACACTTATCTCCAAAACGGGCAAGTGCTCTTTCATACGCCGAAAGTTCATCATACATCTTTAGTAATCCTACAGTGCTCTGCTAGAATATCTATACGGGCATCAACTGCACTGATGGAGTTAGCATTTTCATATAAGCAATTTGTGGTTTCTACATTCTCTTCCTCAAGACGCTTAATATCCAGTAGAGCACCCTCATACTTTTGTTCAAGGACTTTCACTTTTTCTTGGAGTTCTTGTAGCATCATATAAAGATTGGGTTGATAGTCTTTTTGACCGTATCGGGCAATCAAATAATCATAAACATTTTTCACCGAATGACTCCTACAGATTTCAAGTACCTATTATACCCCATAAACCTCTGAACCGATGGTTTGATTCCCAGACTCTCACAGCACTCACAGTATGATAAAAACTCAAAGTGAGGCGTTGTGGGGTCTAGGGCAGGGTATTTTGAGTCATAATAACCTATAATCTTCCGAAAGTCAAGCATTTAATTCTTCGGCAAGTTGTAGGATATCATTTTTATCCAGGACAATAATATCATTTTGTGCAGAATACCACTTGACGGTTTCGGCAGTCAGAGTAAGAATAGCGGACACTAACTTTGCCTCGGTATCGGCACCATTATTACGGAGTTCCCATACCTTATTCATAAAATCTTCGGAGCGTTCAGACATTTTCTTTCAGATACATTTTATAATCTTTGTTCTTAAAGTTGTTGCGTTTGATGTATTTTTGAGCATTATACTCGGAGTCAAAATAGCAGGTCTTGGTATCCTTGAGGTCTTTGCCGTCTTTATGAACGACAATCGCAGGAAATCCCTCATACTTGAACTCAGGAACGGTATCTAACTTTTTTTTAGGCATTTTAATCCTCATTTAATTCAAATTCCTCAAATTGGTCAACAGATACTTCGTGTTCTCCGGCAACAAGATACCAGTGTTTACCATCTTCTTTCAGACCAAGATATTTCATTTGGTTTTCGGCAAAGTTATTTTCTCTCATTGCCGCCTGGATTTTATAGTGTATAAGTTCTGCTTTTGATATCATTGTTCCCAAGGAGGTATACGATTCATAATTTCTCTAAATCTTTTTATTGCTTCTGGGTCTGGTTTTTCATTTATTCGTCGCACAAGTTCATCATATGCCTCTTTGGAAACATAAATGGTTTCTGGTTTTGCGCCAAAGTATTTGATACATTTGCGCTCATATCGCCAGTGTTTATAACGATACCAGAGTGATAAAATAAGGTTTCTCACAGTTCTCTCGTATGTGATAGATTAAATTGATACCGATAAGAAATAAAGTCCAGGTCAAATGAGAAAGACCAGGCACTGAACCTTATAGTAAACACTGTACCATTAAGAACCTCAAAAGTCAAGCGAATATTTGGTTCCCACGACCAATAATCTGTGGTGTGGAAAGATGCGTCTATGATATTCAAGTTCTCAAACCGACCTATGGTTGCATAGAGGTCGTGCCCGAAATCATAATCGTAGTAGAAATCTAGGATCTTCACGGCGTCTCATCGCTATAATTTACATAAAGATTATCACCACCTATGTTTAGGTGATACATTTTTCCGTTGTTGAGATATATTCCCAACCATACAGCACGACCTTCTTCCATCGTCTCATAATGAACCATCTTCACATCCTCCAGCACAATTTCGTCTGGGTTTTTGATATATCTACTCATTTCTTCGTCCAACAATAAACTTCCATTTGCATATAACCATCATTTAACTCCGTCCAAAAAGCATAAGGAAGTTTATACGAATACTTCATATCTCGCATCCAATATGTATATGCCTCCCAAGCATATCCTACGCTCTGCCATCCCCAAATAAAGTTTCTCCACTTCTCATTATCATACACAAAATCGTTATTTGTATCAAAAATATTCCAAGAAAAATGAGGTTTGAAATCATACTCAAAGTAGTGCTTGTTATATTGTTTTTGAGTATAGTTCTTATATCTTTGACGGAGATTGATTAGAGTTTCAAGCATAACGATTAGGATTCATAAGGTCATTATACTACAAAGGGCACCCGATTTCAAGTGCCCTTGTTCCAGTTTGGAAAGTGTCCTCAAATCCAAGTTCTTACATTTGCCTTTGGATGTTCCTTACAAGCACCCAACACCTCTTCCACAAAGGGAACAAAGTCTTTGTAAGTTCCCCAACCATTAGAAGCATCAAACTGCTTATAATGCTCTGGATGAGATTTGAGTTTTAGAAGTCCTGCCTCAAGATGTGGAATAAGTTTGTCGGCAGTTGGATTTTCATAAAGGTCATCAGGATGCCACAGACACTTATAGATGCCTGCTTCCTCTGCCATCGTATTCAGGTTATGAGTGATGTTTCCAGAATACAACTCAACCTTATGAGGTTCAGGTGCTCCCGTATCAACTTCAATTTCCAACCAAATATCAAGAGACATAATGTTTCTGTGTGTTCTTATGTATTATAAAGCATCAAGGTCGGTTTTGGAGTGCCCTTGTGCCGGTTCTTCAATCGTCACAGTTGATTTCAGTTCATCAATCAGGTTTCTAATATCCTCTACATCTATTACATTATAATACCCAAACTCTTCAATTACAAATTGCAGAGCAGCAGCAATTACTTTCTCTCTATCATTCCCCTTTGGACGGAGAGTATGTGCTAAAGTTGCTTCTACAATTCTATATGCGGGTGATAACATTATGCTACACCCTCAGCACTATCTTTGAATTCTTTTACTCTTTGGAGATAATCTTTTCCTTGTTGATACAGTCGTTCAATCAAATCATTAATATCAGCAGTTGGAACCATATCAAACTCGTGATTAAGGTTCTCACATCTTAGGGTATCCAACACACACTCTAAGGTCATTGCCTGTTGAAACTCCGGTGTAATTGGTGTTCCGTGTGGAAGTCCAGAACACTCAAGATTATAAAAGTCATTATACCGTTGAAGAATACGATTACTTCTCTCTCTTTTCTCTGCTTCTTCAAACATCTCATCAGGATAAGGTTCAGTCATAAGTCCTCCAATTCATTCGCAAGTTCAAGAATATCCTCACAATACAGCAATCCACCAACTCTACATTGCTCTACTACCTCACGAAGAACAGCAGCATACTCACAGTTCACACGAGCACTCATAGGGTCTTTCTTGCCCTCACGGATGAGTTTTCCCAGAGGAACACCACCATCCACTACTCTATGTGCGGCATCTATTACTTTTTGTGCTCTTTCAGTCATTTTGTGCCTCTTGTTTTTCCATAAGTTCTTTGAGTTTTTTCCGTGCATAATCCGTGAGTTCATATTTTTGATTTCTCAATTCATCAATTTCATTTTGAGATAGAAAGAAACCATCTGGAAGATTTCCAAAGTCCTCTTTGTCCCATTCTTGGATTTGTTCGTCTGTGTATTCTTCACTCATCTCTTATCTCCTTGAACCATTTAGCAAATTCAATCCATTCTTTATCATTAAATGCTTCTTGGAGAACTTCAGCATTAGGTTCGTGGTTTATTCTATGAATTAACATTTTCATCTCATTACGAATAAGAACCCGATGCCTATTAACCATTTCGCATATTTGTTCGTCAGTCATACTTCCCACGCATAAGATTTTAGGATTTCGTTGTCTTTTTCCAGTTGCTCCACTCTTTCTACCAAATCTTGAAGAATAAGAATTAAAGCAGGATAGTGAATGTTTTGAGTATCATTTCCCCCTTCCATATCGGTATAGGTGAAATATTGAAGTTCTTTCTCAAGGTTGCGTTCAGTCATTTCCAGTTCCTCCATAATAATGTTGTGCGTTAAGTGTTCTCCACATTACAATCTGCTCAAAACATTCTCCAAGACTACGACAAACGAAACTGTCTTCATCAATTCCATCAGGACCATCCCAGATTGTTGCCGTGTATCCTTTTGTTGGATGTGGTGTATAAGTAATTTCAATTCTCATTTAGTTTTGCCTCCAGTTCGGCAATTTTCAGGTAGAGTTCTTCAAGGTGTGATGCTAATTTATATGCGTTAATTTCACACATTTCATAGACACCATCGGTTGTGAGGTCGCCAAAGATAGTTCTCCAGTCGTCGGTTCTCTCAGTCATTGTTCGTCAGTCCTACTTGGTCTTCTATTTTAGCATACTTTCCTCGCATAAAGCCCTCATAAAACGCAGCATACACCCATTTTCTCATCAGGTCTTCACGGGTCTTTGGGTCTTCAATAGAACAGTCTCCCGCAAACCATTCAACAGTCCAAGTCCATTCAGTATGATTTCCATAAAACCATTCGTTGAA